CTGCACCCATAGCTGTGAAAAAAGACGCATAAAATAGTCCAGGATGGTGGGCAAGGCTTCGGAGATAGCGTCGCATTGTTGAACCTCGTAGTGTGTAGAACTAACTGTTAGCCAGATCTTTCAATCCCTTGTCGTTATTGGCATAAAGATCTGTGAGTGCACTTAGAGCACGAGCTTCGTTAAAGCTAGCTTTAAGATCTCGCCATCCTTCTTCTAATTGTTTATCTGCCCACCCCCATGCACCGTGTTCCATACCGTCGATCCGGGCAGCGTCGATCTCTTGTTTAATCAGATGACGCAAAGCATCTAGCTGTTCTTCAGTCATTGTTGAACCTCGTAGTGTGTAGATCTAATAGAATGATTTAATACTTATAGTTTTTAAGGGTTTACATTTTCCCAAGGGCTAATCTCACTAATAGGAGCTGGTGACTTAGGAGCCGTTGCCGCTGCTTGTTGAAGTTGCATGTATTGCAGAGCTTGTTTGTGTTGATTCAGCTCAGCAGTAAGTTGCTGCGTTTGCGCTTCTGCCCACTTCCTAGCATTTGCAGTTAACTCATCGAGTGCCGATTGCGAGTGAGGGAAAGCAAAAACCACCCCTCCTCCCTGTCTGACGGTAATTTTTTGACCGTTCGTGGTCTCAGCCAAATTATTTAAAAACGCGTGTGCTTGTTCGCCGGAAATATTCGCCAAAAGTCCAAGCTGAGCTGGATCGACGATTCCGCGATTTGATTCATACAGAGCGGTGAAACAGGAGGTCACCCGTGTGGAGGCCTCATCGACCTTCTGCTTACGTAGTGCACGCTCCCGCCCGATCCCGGCGCCTCCGATTAAACCGCCTGCAAAAGCTAAGGGAGCCCCCACAAACTGGGGAGCTGTGAGAGCTGTGGCGACGCCGACTGCCGCAGTAGCAGCCAGAGCAATTACCAGATTAGGATTTGACCGGGTCATGTTTTTGAAAAGCTGTGTCCCAACGAGTGCTGTTCATGTCCTGAGCGAACTCCACGGGAGAAGGCAGTCGGTCAGGTCCTTTAGCCGCGCGGTCGGATTGTAAGTCAAAAGCCTTGATCCGAAGCCCCTTTATACCAGGAATGCCATCATTTAACACTACTTTTACGTTTGGTACTTTCAAGATGTTTGTCATAGCCTCCTTAGTTCTTTCGACAAAACGATGTTTCGCCGCAGGTTTGTAGCCGCATGATTTACAGAAGTTAGCGTAGCTAGGATACAGAGCACCATAAGCGTTGGCTACATACATGCCCTTTTCAGCTTCGTCTGTATTTGGTTTCCTCGCACCCTGACCGACAGGAGTAATACTGTTAGGCGCGTACAGGCAGCAGTCGTGAAGCCATGCCACAAATTGATTATTGAAAAGAAGCGCCTCGATATTTGTTTTGTTTAAAGACGGAACGTGTTTTGTTGGGTTTGCCAGAACGTCCTTCATCGTGACATAAGGCATTGACAAAGCCCACGTCACAATCCCGCTCATCTCCGGAACAAAAGCACCTTCGATCCGATCGTCGAATACGCTGATTAGTTCTTTACGCAAACTAGGATCTACAACCTTATCCATCACGATGGTCAGGCGTCGCCGCTCTAAACCACTACTCGAATCGTTAGATGTGATGTGCTCGTTACTCGCAATACAAACCAGACATTCTGGCTTGAAACTGATGATTTCTTTTCCGTACTTTCGTTCTGCGCGAAGCGTATCAGAAGCTGAGGTCAGCTTCTTCAAAACGTCCATTCGACGGTTGTAGTTTGATTCGTCGGTAAGGAGTAAAAGTTTCTTACCTATGAGGTTATAGCTCTCAAACTTATTAGTTTCGATCACCTCAAGACTTGAGGTGTGAGTGCCGTGGAAACCGGCGAGAGCTACCATCAGCTGCTGCATGGTTGACTTGCCGGTACCTCCAGGACCGACTAAGTGCAAAAACCTTTCACCAGCTGTGTAGCCAGTTAGCAAAGCACGAGCAAAAGCCTGGATTAAAACCTCTTGCCCTTTATCCAGTGCAGAGGTAATCCAGCGCATGAACTCGGGGCACTGAGCTCTGGCGTCATATTCATAAGGTAGTTTGTGACGCAGATAAAGTTCTTTGTGACGCCCTTCCTCGAACTCAAGAGTCGTCGTATCCAGAACACCATTTTTAAAAGGTATACAACCACGAGCCTTTGTCCAAATACTTCTACGCCCTCCGTCAGCTGAGCGAAGCAGTTTAGCTTTCAGGATTGAAAATACACTGTTGATCATGGCTGCGTTGTACTTAGACAACACGCCAGCTGTTACAAAAGAATCGAGAGCTTTTACAATTCGGCGCTTAATGTGCTGCTCATCTTGATGATACCAAATATCTTGGTCTTCATCGTAGTGATAAAACTGGTCTAAGTAGCTGTCGTATATAAACTGATCTCCTTGATTTGTAACGATAATATCAGCTACATCGTTTTCAGAAAATTCTCTATTCTTTGTCCCGCCTTGAAGATTTACAAGTTGCGTGGGCGTAGAGGGTGTGTTCATGTCTTCAGTTTTTTGTTTAATTTTTGTTGTTGATTTTGATGTTGTTACCTCAGGTGCGCCGAGGTCAAATTCAGACATATCGAGCACAGCGTTAACAGCTGCTTCTCGTTTTGCTTGAACCAGTGCTTCCTTAACTTCGTCGGAAGCGTGTGTGTCGAAAACAGATCGGCTGATTCGCCTGATCTTTTTCCAGGTCCCTAGCTCGCCGAGCTCAGAGGCCAGGGCTACAGCAGGCAGTAGTTCTTCCGGGTTTCTGATCGAATTGAGGATGCGGTCGAATTTACCATCGATGTCGTGCGGATAGCCATATATGTTATAGAACGCACGATGCGCTACTGTCAAGGGTGAGACACATAAAGCGATTTTATTTGACTCGCACCAGTTGGCCCAACCTAAGAGCTCTTTAAATACTGCAGCCATGGTTGAGCTGCGGTCCCCAACCTCTTCACCTTCAAGGACAGACCGAACAGTATTCGAGACGAGCCTTTCCAGGTCCATCCCATTTTCTCTGATAGTTACCTGGTTTAAGTATTCAGAAGGGTCACCTCCTAAATCAGTTTCGTCAGCAGGAAGCGCAGCAAATGCTCTGATGGCTTCAGAGATTTTTTCTTTAGGTATGTATTTACCTGGTGTTGCGAAAATAGCTTCTTTATTTTTTGGACCATAAAAAAGATTCGGTACGGTAGTTGCTCGTATATCCGAACCGGGAATCTGCGAATAGATCTGCTTACAGAACCACTGGTAGAAATTAGCGTTGATGACCGTAGTCTCTAATCCAAAGACCAGACGAAACCGAGGCCAACCTTCCCGCGTGGACGGCGAGTAATACCCAAGCGTGAGATACTTCTTACAGATATCAAGTTCTAGAGCTTGCTCTACAGTTAGCTCCTGTTTTTGTACTTTGTTGCCGTCTTTATCTTTATGATCTGCCTGGTTATCGATATCGACAATGATCAGACCAGCTTTTATAACCCCAGTCGAATTTTTTTGTCTCTTACCATCTTGCATATGCCAGGCGCAGAGACCTGCTTGCTGGCCTAAAACAGACGCAAGCTCCCCCGTGGACAGCTCGCAAGCATCCCAGTTCGAGTTGAAAGCTGAGAAATTTCCGCCATCAGCGATCTTGCCCAGCTCGGGGTGCAGGTGCGGGACCACCCCGAGGTTTACAGAGCAAATGAACTTCATGGGTTGTCGCTGAGCGCTTCTAGTATGACCTGGTTTGGGGCTTTTGGAGCCTAAGAAAAGTTGAAGAACCCAGGACCCGCCTGCCTTCCGGTGCGATTGATTCTACGCTGCCGGGTTTAGTTCGTAGTACTGTTTGACAACTTGGAACCAACTTTCTTCGTCTTTTTCTATTTCTTCACCTCCAAACGTAAATATCTGAGTATTGAACTCTTTTATTGCCGTAGTGACAATAATTTGTGTTTTACTAATTTTAATTCCTAGGCAAGCTTCTGCAGCTGCTTTGTAAGCAGCCAGTTGAAGTCGTGTCTTTTTAGTTCTAAATACACCGGATATGAGAGCCTTACGAGTTCTTTCGTCGATGTTCTGGTTTTTATTTGGGAAACGGGCTGAGTAAGGTCCGTTGCTAGTCTTGAAGTCGGCAAGGATAATTTCAGCGTTTGAATTCATATAAATGAGGTCGCAGCACCCTGCATAGCCGTGTCCTGTCTTCTCATCGTAATAATGAATTCTGCCGACACCGTCGTCACCAACGTATCTAGCCCAACGCGGCTGATTAAAAGGTTTTTCCGACCACAGAACACGCCCTCCCTCCAGAAGATCGTCCAGAAGTTCTGGTACACCCTCCCAGTACGGTTTGTATTGCTCTGATGGTATTACTCGGAGCCCTTTTAAGTAATCTTCGACGCTGTTGTGAATCCAAGTTCCTCTAGTAGCTGCTGCGTCGGCAACTCCTGGATTTAACGCGTTCCAGTGAGCCAGCTTTGCCCGCGTGGCTTCTGTCTGCGTTGCGCTGAGGATCGAGGTTACTGAGGGTAGGGGTTTTGGTACGCCGTTACAAACGTAGTGCCTTAAACCATTAACCGTTACGCGAGTATCGGACACAATAAAGGTGTCAATTCTTTCTCAGCTTAGAATGAACTTGAGATCATAGTTCCTTCGTCTTCGTCTTCATCCTCCTCGGCATCACCACCGAGGAAGAATTCTTGCTTTTGATACTGATAATCCCTATTGCGTTGCTCGAGCTCAGACATCAGGCAGAGGGCAGCAGAGAAACTTTCGATAGTAATGTCCGCGCAGTCTTCTGGCGAGCGTGGATTGCCTTGATAATCGACGCACTCAGTCAAAAGCTGTTGACCGACAAGCAGCGCACTGATTTTATCTAGTAATATGTTCTGCTCTTTTTGAAGTTCAATAAGATGATCGAGCTGCTTGTACAGGCGCTTGCTCACAGCTTTAGGTCTTGAGGGCGGTGCCAGCCTACTTCGAAATCTATTTGTGTATTGACAGCAGCCGCTCCTGCCTTCTGAAAAACAAACCACGCAGAAGTCACAGGATCTTTTGCAGTTGTACCATCAGCACGAAATGAAGGTCTGGGGCTCAGAATCTTAATGTTTGTGAGAGAAGAGTCCTGTAAGAAATCTTCTCGAGCCCGTGTGGGCTCTAAGAACGTAAGACGATCTAGTATGCACACACCTTTTCTAGATATCTGTAGTCCACATTCTGTTATCCATTTTGTGTAGTCTTTCATACCTTGCGTAATTGCAATAGTCCAATCCACTTTGCCCTTGTACGTGCTCCACCAATCCAGGTCTACAAGGTTCTCTTCGTTATCGTTTGACCTAACATCCGTCAGTCCTTTCTTTCTGATTTGTTTTTCCAGCTGTCCACTGAAGTCGCAAGGCAGTAAAACCACACCTTCGACCAAGTTGCTGTTCCCGATAGGATCGAAGACATAGCGAGGAACGGTGTAGAAATTGGACATGTCTAAATCGTTACTGGATAAACTTAAATCACACCTGACTCTTGAGCAGAACTTTACGCACCGTGCGTTTCTAGACGGCTTTGAAAAGCTGAGCCCACAGGAAGCTCGCGAGGTTCTTGAGATTGTATATGCAAATTACTTGATTCGCGGCAAAATACTCGAAAAGATCATAGAGTACTGCGTCGCATACGGTGTTTACCTCCCTTCTTTTGGTGATCTCATAGATATGTAGCCACAAAAAAGGACGCTACTGGAGCGTCCTTTTGAGTGCTTAGCGAAGATCTGATTAGAAATCGAGACCAGCTGCTTGCAGAGCTGCTTTCTGCTCTTCTGTTAGCTCCTTCTTAGCGGCGGCTTTCTTAGGAGCCGGCGGTTCAGAGACCTCAGGTTTAGCCCCCGGTGTTCCGGCGCCAGCCGGTAGAGCAGCTAACCCCGCAGGTGCTGCCCCCTCTAGACGCTTAGGGTTCGCCTCTACAAAGGCTTCTTTAATTGCCGCGTGGTCTTCCCCCAGAGGTAGCTCAACCAGATTCGAGCCGGGGATAGAAGAACGTAGTGCAGATGCCACCAGATCTCCTGAACCAGCATCAAGCCACGCTGCAATGTCTTCGATGAGCTTGCGCTCTTCATCTGTTTGCGCGGGCCGATCTTTGAACTCGAGTGCGTTGTAGTTGATCTTGGCTCCATCAGCTCCCGTCATCGGGTCCCTCTCATTGAAGGACTTCTGTACGAATTTAGTTGATGTGATTACCTCACCAACGTTAATCCGGTTGTTGTAGAGCGTCTGGAAGTAGGAGATAAAGTTCTTCTGACTCGATTTGCCGCTGATGATGCTAGTGCATACGCAGCGTGGAGGAAGCAAACGATGAGAAGGTGTGACACCAATGTAACTAATACGAATAAACTCTTCGTGCGACCGCATACCGAGGTTACCGAAGTACGGCGTGAACCCAAGAAGGATGAATTCAATCGGTATACCGTTGTCGTTAGAGTCCGTGATGGCCGCGTCAGGGTCATTATCGGATTTCCAACGACGCGCTTGAAGATCGATCCTGAGTGTGTGAGGCGGAATTTGGCAGAGGATTTCATCAGCCGAGAATTTGCCAGCAATAAAAACCATGATTGTTAATCAGAGAGAGAAGTCCAGTGATCCGAGAGCAGCCGTAGAGACGCGCCCTTTATCGGGGTCTGCCGCTTTGGCGGGTGCAGCTTTCTTGCTGCGTGGCAGATAGAGAATTTTCTCCACGCCATAATTAAGATACTTGCGTTCTTCCTTTTCGGAAGTGCTGACTCGACCCACGGCAATCGTTGGCGTGCCTGGCGCGAGCTCAGCAAGTTGAGTAGAGAGGCTGTCCCAAGCCGTCAGCTTGAACCAAGCCGTTTCTCCCTTTTCGTCTTGCCAGGCAAGCGAGCGATTGGTGACGGTGTTGTCGCCGAGTTGAGTCTCTTCAGCGGCAGGACCAAGACCACCCGTGGATATAAATAGATTTACAGCCAGCAAGTCATCCCAGTTCTTGTCGGTGACAACCAACATCGGCTGCATTTGCAGCACTCCATCAGGAGTCGTTTTGGTTGGACCAATCGCAAGAATTGTTTGATTCTCTTCAAGAGTTTTGAGGATCTTTCCAACGTAATGATCCTCCTTCATTGAGAGTTGGACTTTTGTTGCTACTCGTTTGTCGCTTGAAGGGAGGGACTCAGCGAGTACGTGAGTAACTTTGTTTTCGTCGGTATCGGCGCCGTCAGTGACGCGAAGCCCGAGTGTGAAAATGTTCACGGTTTAACGTCCGGTAAATCGTTGAGCGGTGTACGTTGAGTGCTTTGGCGATCTCCCTTGCCGGGACGCCTCGGCTGGAGAAGGCTAGTACCAAATTCACGTCCGCGTCCCCCAGTTTCGACGCCTTCATTTTTTTGTAAGAATTGTGGTATGGGTTTACACACAATGGGTTAGAGCAGGATGGCTTCACACAACCATCCTTATTTATTTCCAGGTAATCTAGTATTAGTGGGCGTACGTAGTATTTCTGTTTTAGTGTGTAAATGACTGGAGACTTGTTACAAAACTTGCCCCACCACTCATCACATTCTTCGTGCTTGAAGTCGCTGGTAGCTAAGCGTCTGAACAAGCACGATAACTTACTTTCATTCACACTTTTATAAGTTAGAGCGAACGTATCTGCTTGGAGAGCTCTTGCAATATCAGAAGCCTGCGCCTGCGCGTGGCCCGCGTCATTAGCCGAAACGGCTATCTCTAAACTGCATTCCGCCTTACCTAGTACTAAGCAGTAACTAGTAGACATCGTTGGGTAGGAAATCGGCCGCTTCTAAGATACGCCTGCGGTCTTCCTCGTTAGCGGCAAATATTGGGTAGAGGTTCAGCCACCTGCCGAGCCTACCCTCCAACAGCTTTTTAAAAAGTTTCACCACTCTCTTTCCGGTAACCGTTCAAGCGTAGACGTTTGTACGAGGCTCGTCACGGTTTTGGTTTTTCGATTGTTTTGAATCCCGAGAACACAGGAGCAGCGGCTTTAGGCCCCTGTTTTTCTTCGAAGGTTTTAAATCCGGTAAATACCTTTGCAGCTTCAGCCCCTCCCACGGAACGAGCCCCCGTGGGAGATGCCTCAGACTTTTTTGCTGGAGACCGCAGCTCCGGGTAGTAATCCAAAAGAACCGAGGACTTACCTCCCGAGTCAGCCAAGGAGATCCCGAAGTAATCACCCGCGTACCTGACCGCCATTTGTAAAAACCCCAGTCCTTAAATTCTACTTATTCTCGATAAAAAACCTTTTAAGGTCAAACCCAGGGCCCACGGTGCTCTTCAGCACTCGCATTGTCATTTTAGCTTTCTCGTGGCATGTGAAGTACATAGCCTTCTCTTTATTCGGTGTGTAGCTCACTAAGTTCCGTCTTTCTTTATCTAAGCATTCGCTTACAAACATCAAATCCTTGATTATTACCCACACCTCTTGGAAACGCAGGAGCGGCATCGCCTTGGTCTCGTCGAGTGTGTACAGTCTCGACCTTAAGGTTACCTTTTTATTAGTTTTCTTGACTACACATTTCGTAGTTTCTTTTGTCTTTTTTTTGGTTTCTTTACAATCTTGCTCTGTCGGGTTCTCCAGGAGCCTCTTTAAGCTTCGTGCTTTGTTAGCTGCCTCCAGTGCACTTGAGAAAATGTCAGACGTGAAACAAATTCCACTGACTGTGCGAGCACAACCAACGTAACCGTTTTCAGTCTTCGCAGTGAACACCTCTTTACCCTCAACCATTTTCAGATTGAAGATAGTCACAGCAGTTCCTGATTTCTTTTTACTTTGCTTGGGTACTACGTCTACCTTGATAGGCTGCTCTAACTCCTGTGCAACAAGAGAAGCCTCGTGGACCTTCAGACGATTCTGTTCATGCTCGGTCGACGATTTCATTCCGTCCCACAGAACAGAAGCGTAGTGCCTCCGATCACCTCGTTTGTTCGTTTTAACGAAAACCTCTTTCACCGTTCCTAGCCGTGTGTTGTTCACATAGCTAGCAATTTTGTCTTTAACTTTCTGATCGGAGAACTCACTGTAGCAAGTGATGTTCTTGATACCCAGAGTTACTCTGTCACCGATTTTGAGTTTGCTGGGTGAGAGAGTTCGTTGGCGCTTTTTGGTGTCACTCATTTTTCGGACCAGGTTTCTCCGTAACTAGCGTCTGCTTTCGCTGGCACCTCTTTCAAAATCGTTTCAGCAGCTTCTTTCATACAGCGCTCAAGTACTTCTTTGTAGTACTCGACCTTTGTTTCTACTGCTTCTAAAACGATTTCATCGTGGACGCAGGCGATCAAGTAAGCTTCATCACCCAAAAAAGGACTGAGCTTCGCTAAGGACAGCTTCAGGATATCAGCACCAGCCCCTTGTATAAGCGTATTGGCACAGGCAGTCATGGTCGCATCTGAATAAGAGAGGAGACGTCTCCGGCCCAATGGTGTCCTAACAAAGGTCCAACCGTCTTCGACCATTGCAGCACGCTCCCGGTGCCACTGTCTTAAACGAGGGTAAGCGCTGTGGAACGCAGTGTGAGCTACTTTCGCTTCTGACAAAGAGATAATTTTGCCGCTCTGGGCTGCGTAAGTTTTGTACTTACGGAAGCCCATGCCATACAGTAACGCGAAGTTAAGTGTTTTACCTTCTTGCCTTTGGTTTTTCTGAACTTCTTCCAGAGGTACCCCGTAGATCAAGCTTGCGGTAACTGTATGTAGATCGTGCCCTTGCTTGAACGCTTCAATCATTTGCGGAATTCCAATCAGCTCGGCGCCGAGGCGGAGTTCGATCTGACTAAAGTCACAGATGATCAGTTTGTGCCCTGGCGTGGTTACGAAACATTCCCTGAACTCTTTGTCTCTGGGGATCTGCTGTGCGTTGATAGCGAACTGGTTCTTTACTTTTTTTGCGGTTGTTTTTTTAGCTCCGCTTGAAGTAAATCTTCCTGAGTTAGCCCCATACTGGTTGTAACCTGAGTGTATTCTGTGCGTTATGGGGTTTATGTTTGCGATCAATTTTTCTACATGCTCTAACTGAGTTTCGATTTTTGTTCGCTTTCTGTAGAGGTTGAGAAGTGGGTCATCCGAATCGAACTCCGCGAGCTGGATCTGATTAAGAGTGCTCTTTCCTGTTCCTGGATTTGTTGGTAGCGCAACGCCAAGTGCTTCGAAACATTTTGTGCACTGTACGCCAGATCCAGGATTAAATTCTTTGCGTAAGTTTTTTCCAATTGCCAGTGATCCATCGATACTCCTCGGCAGCTTCAGGTCTTCTGGGAGAGCGTGGTCAAGCTTAGTGCAAAACTCTAAAGTAATATCATCTAGTTTTTTCTCAACTGTATGCTTCAGGGCTATTAATTTAGTAACATCTACGTTAAATCCCTTGTGACACATTTGCGCTACAGGGCGTACGCACTTGGACTCAAGCGAGTAAACATCAAGCAAAGCTTCTTCTGCTAGCTCTTTAAGTTGATCTGCCGCGATCAGAGGAAGTAAGTCAACATCTTTTGCTGCGTATTCAATCTGCGCAATATCCAACTCAGGCTTACTCCAGTCAGACACCTGTTGTTCTTTACTGATCTCAATCTCTAAACGTCTTTCTACAACTGCCTTCAACGAACAACTGACGTCATCGAAGTAAGGTTTCTGTAGCTTTGGGCTTACCTTTTTCTCTTTGAACCCTGCTCTTAGACAGCGCTCGGCCACATATGTATCGAATACTTTTCCTTTGTAGTCGATACCTAGCGATAGTAAAAACTGAAAGTCAAAATTTAAATTATGACCAAGAAGCATCTCACGGCTTTCTATGAACTCCTTCAACCCAGCAATATCAGTTACTTTAAACAGGTCCAGAACATATACTGTTCTTTCTATGTTTTCTGTTGTGCACAGCTGAAGTAGTCGAGCTTTGGCCACGTGGGAGTCCAGGCCGGTTGTCTCGAAGTCAAGGCACACTTTGGGGATTAGCTGCAGTTCCCTCAGTGCTTCTTGAAAGTCGCTGTTGCTTGTGATGTAACGAATCTGCATGTGACTTAAAAAGGGCGCCTTGCGACGCCCCGTTATTGAGGTTGTCGGATGAAGCTTTAAGCAGCGTAGACCCTTCTGTCACGAATACGGCTGCTCCAACGGTGACTGATGAAGTCAGCGATGTCGCCCCATTCGTGCGCTACCTTCTGGCCCATCGCAGTAGGAGACACAGCGTAAACAGTCCGGCGCAGTTGGCGGCTGTTCTCATCCATATCTTTGTCTTTACTACCAAACTCGATCGTTTCGTTCATCTCGATCAACCCCCACTCCTTAAGGAGAGCGGCGCCGTCCCGGATAGCGTTGTATACGGGTGACGCGTGGTAGCAGATGGACCGAGGGGTGTTAGGTCCTTGGTTCAGGGTTCTGTAGTGCCCGTCTGCGTCTTTAACAAAACCCATAAAACATTGCGAGTCAGGGCTTACAGAACCCCGATAAGCCATAGCGTTGATGCAGGTAGTGGCGATCTGCCGCAAGGTACGGCTGTTGCCGTCAGACACACCCTCCAGGATCATGGCTGCTCCGATCGATTTCAGGCTCGTCGTTTTACAGAGAGCCTCGATTACCTGAGCAGGGTGGTTGAAAGTTTCTTTAACCTCAATCCTTGAGATTCGATTAGCATCCGTACGTGTGTACGTACGTTTCTTAGGTGTTTCAACACCCTCGATAGCGAAGCGTGCAGCTAAGGATGCCAGCGTGGGATTCTTCGTTGCCACGCTGATGGAGAAGAGCTTTTTGGCGTCAATCATTGTTAGATCAACGTGCTCGGCAATGTCGACGACAATTGCGCTCTCACGACCTGCGGCACTCAACAGAGCGCGAGCTTCGTTGTTGTCAAGACTGGTTTCGCCGATTTTGAACTTGAAGTTCATGTAATGAAAGGTGGAACAAGAGAAGCCTATCTTTCCAATGCACGAACGCCTGAATACTTCAGATTATCTTAAGGTTTCAGTTACTGAAGTTTCTTAGTCAGCACCTCCTTCGCCAGTGTTATGACGTCATACCAGCCGAGCATGTCAGTCACGATCTGCATTGACATCAGTTCAAAGTCATGTTCACTAAGCATTAAAGCCATCTCTACGTCAGCTTTATTACTCAGCTTCTTTACCCCGTAGTTCTTGTGTAGAAAATTCTTGAGGAGGATACAAGATTCCACTATGTCTTTGTCTACTAATACTGTTATATTGAACAGCTCTGTCGCTGGGATATAAATAATAACTGCTTCCCTAAACCTAAATAATGCCGAGTCACCTCCAGTCAACCCGTGGTATGTGTCAAATAACTGAGTAGCGATCCAGTCTTCAAGCTCGAATCTTTCCGTTGCTGGAGAATACTCCGCCTCTAGTCTTTTGATGGCCGCTGCTTCAGCTTGTCGGTTCACTTTAAAGACAGCATTTGCTGCCTAATTTAAACCTGGTTTATGCGGTCTGTGCTTTACCGCATCGCTTCTTGAAACAGTTCGGCACTACTCGGATCGTCTGAAGGATCTACAGTGTGTACATTATCACTGAACTCTTTCAGGACACGTGATTGTCTTCCGATGCAGAAACTGTTCCACTGCACGCCGTGTTCCTGTTTGAACGCGTTCAAGCGGCGCACAAATGGATCTGACACCTCTGCATTGCCGTCAGTTATCATCAGTATGTCTGCTTTCTCAACAAAGTTAATCTTTGCGAGCGCGTGATCGATGACGGAACAAAACGAAGTTCCACCTTTCGTTGTCCAGCTAAGAACAAAGTTCAGAAGCTTTTCGTTGTCGGCTCTGTCTTTCTCTAGATGAATACTTTTCTGAACCACCGTGTCGAATAGGTGAATGTGTGTTGCCCTGTTTTGCTTCAAGCATTCCTCTGCGATGACATAAGCCATAGCTTTCGACCAGAGCTCTGATTCACCCGCCATCGATCCGCTGATGTCAATGTACATAACAACAGGACCTTTATCGAGCTCTTTGATTTTTGCTTCGTAGTCCTTAGTGAGCAGAGTCTTTTGGCTGTACTTGAGAGCAAATAAGGCACGCCCTTGCTCTGTGGCAGCTAGCGCAATCTCAGCTGGGTACGCTTTGATGACTTCATCAGAGAATTTCGCTCCAACGATGTCACTGTATTTTGTCTGTGCTTTACGTGCACGCTTCCGATCCGCCCAAGCTTGACGCAGTGCACCTAACTTCCGGACCAGTTGCTTAAGGCCAGGGTTTGCACTAAGCCTCCGTGCAAGCTTGCGTTTCTGCTCCAGGTCGTTCAGCGCCACGCCCCTCCCTGCTTCGGAACCAGCAAGCTGGCTCATTGCTTCCTGAGTGTCCTTAGCGCTTTGGTGCGCTTTATCAATCGCTTTATCCACCTGTGGCTGGAGAGCTTCGCCTGCTCGTTGGACAGACTCTTCGAGCTGCTGACCTAGCTCCTTTCCTTTCTGGCGGAGTTGAGCTGCCTTTGTGTTATCCCCTTCTTTTTTAGCGGCCATGAACTGCTCTCGGATGTCCTGCAGCTCTTTGCCTGCGTCTGCCAATAGTGCGACGTCAAGAATCCCCTGTTCGATTTGAGATTCGATTACTTCACTCAGTTCATTGAGCACACTGACAGCATTGTTTCCTGCAGTGAACTGGTCGCCGACCGAAAGACCCATCAGCCGTGGCCATGCCGGTGACTCACACACTTGAATGAATAGGCTCACCCAAAAAGCTGATTCAGGCTTGTAACCCTTCGGGAACTCTGGGTTCTGGCCGTTCTGTTTCGCACGAAAGTACGTTTCAGCTTCATCCAGAGTGATGACCGTAGTGCATTGACCGCCGTTGTACAGGAAATCAAACAACTCTTTCCCGAAACGAGAGAGCTGTTTGATGTTGTATCGATCCTCCAGATACTTAACGATTGGCCGAGTGTCCCGAACAAAGTCATCCCACAGGAAGTCCGACAGTGGAGAAACAGCAAGAACCAAAGGTTCGTTGTTTATCAGGCGGAGGAACTCGGTGTTTGTTTTCATGAGGAGAGGTTCGAGATGGATGTAGCTACAGATTGAGAGGAGGATTCGATTGCTTGGGCGAGCTTGGTAGCAGTTTGTCTAGCACCTGCACTGATTCGATACTGACCTGATTCTAAGATGTTGTCTAGTTTGTTAGAGAGTGTATCCAGATCACGGTGCATCTTTCGCAGCTTACCTACCAGCCGATTCAGATCCTCTACGCTTTTAGATTCTTGTGAGTGAACCGCGTGGTATTCCGTCAGGATCCCGCTGTGAGCACGCTTAATGCTTTCCAGGAGACGCTCTGCTGTAGGTACTGCTTGCTCTAGAACTTCCTTGATTACTTGTACATCATCTTGTGTTTGGTACACAATGTGCACTAAGGATCTGTGCAGGTGCTCTGGATAGAGTTCTTCATCTCCTTGCACAAGCGCCCAACCACGCAGGAACTTAAGAATCTGAACTCGGCGGCGGTCGCTGATCGCGATCCCCCGCGTGGCCAGAAGGTCAATTACTTGCGAGAAAGAATCAAGAAACTCATCGCTAGCTTTGATTGATACAACTTCTTGTTGTAACTTTTGAAGATCTTCGAAAGTTAGACCTGACGTAACGGTCGGTCTGTCCTTAAGACCGAGTGCCCATGCGTCAAGCGTGCGCTTCGATGTGGGTTTCTTGAGAAGATCTACTGTCGGTCTAAACAAGAATCGATCACAGAAGGCTTGAAGAGATTCCTCTTGAGGGAAACTATTCGTAGCAGCAACGATTGATTGAATCGGAGTTTCGATTACCTCACGACCGTTGTTGAAGATACGCTCGTTGAGAATAGTCAGGAGAGAGTTAAGTACAGCAGAACTACCACGGAACAACTCATCTAAGAATGCAATGTTGGCACTAGGTAAGTATCCAGACACATCACGAACATACTCATCTTTTAGAAGCTTCGAAACTGCAACTGGGCCAAACAGTTCACTCGGGTCCGTTGTGGGCGAGAGCAGATAACCAAAGAACTGAGATCCTTTGAATCCGTTCGAAACAGCCCGCACCAATTCGGATTTACCCGTACCAGGCAATCCAAACAAGAAGCAATTTTGTTTAGTGATGAGCGAAGCCAGAAGTCCGTCGACAATGTCTTCTCGCTCCAGGAAGCTGGTGTTAAGTGAAGAGCGGAAGCCTTGAAGGTTTGCAAAGAGAGTGTCGTTCATCAGTCGAAGATTTTGTAAAGGGTCTTGGCGAGAGTCTTGAAGAAGTTTTTCTTACGCGTATCGCAATAAGGTCCACTCAAGCTTTTTGTTGCTAGCAGCAGAACGATTGCTTTTTGATCCAGATTAGAAGTCAAGGTCATCGGTGGTTTCTGCTTCAATGGTTTTCACCTCGTCGATCAGATCATCCAGGTTTGCTGATTGAGCTTTCACTAGCTCAGTTCGTTGGTCGAACAGAGTTTGTAGATGCTTAGCTCGCTGTTGGTAGACATCTTTTTCTACTTGGAGTTCCTGGTGGAGCTCGTCTAGTCGCTCTTGTGTTTCTGCTGTGTTTATCTTCGTGAGTAGGTCGCGATAAGTATTAGAAAGAGCCAGCGATTTCTTCAGGGACTCGAGTCCGTCGCTGGAGTTTCGAGAGCTGACGATTGATTCAAGCTCATTACGAATCTTGCCCTTCAGATCTGCATAATCTTTAAAGGCTTGGTTCTTTACCTTTGCAGAATCACTCTGAAGCCTTACACCTACATCGAGTAAATCCTCCGAAAGTCTGAATAGATCTTCGAAACCTGGGCAGTGTCTAGTGATCAGCTGCAGAGTTTCCGCTGTGATCTGCCACGAACCGCGCCGCCGAGCTCCGCCGGTTTGGCGCTCACCAACCTTAGAGGAGACCCGAACGTCTAAGTCATCGAGAAGTTCGGCTGCTTTAGCCAATGCCCGATCAGCAGCACCCTCACGGGCAGCTTCGAGAACTTCGTTTGTGTTGAACAGAGCGGCTTCCTGGATCGCCGTGGAAATGGAGTGCTCCTCTTTGTTTTCAGAAACAACCAAGCTGACTGGGTTTGGTCCGACCACAAAGACTCTGATTGGATTCTCGAACTCTTGCTTGGTAGGAAAGATAGTTAAGTAAGCTTCTTTAGCTAGCTTGAAACCTTCGGGGTCGTCACGGAACAACGGCTCAAGAAAGCCTTCGACTGTGTTCGACCAGCGAGTGTATTCTTCCAGCCAAAGTTCATTCAGCTGTTCGTTGTACTTCGCAGCGTCAGAACGAATCTTGGCGATGCGCTCCATAGCTTCTTCGAAGTAGTCCTCGTGGAGGAAGTGAATGTCACCGTTGTGAATTGTGCACTCGTCGTACAACTTACGTTGTTCGATCCTCAGAAGATTAAGGAACTCTTTCAGTCTTCCAGAGAGCGTAGGGCGCACTGAGACTGATTGTTGTTTCTCGAGTACGTCGATAACAGCACCAGGCAGTTGTAGGTCTGCCATCTTTATCTGAGTGCTCTGTCGAACAGAGGCACTCACAGAGCAGTGAATCAGGAAGATCTTTTCGTTATTCATGATCACTTAAGACGACGGAAGACTGCGGTGATTTTGTCAGTGACCAGATCGACTGCCCCGGTCAAGTCGAGTTGCTTAATCAAGCTGTCGCGTTCGATCTTGGCCAGCTTCAGCTTGCGCTCCAGGTCTGCGATCTTGTCGTTGATCTTGTCGAGTTTGCTGTGAGGCGAGGGGCTCCGGTCGATACGTACAACAATGTTCGTACGAAACTCAGGAAACTTAAACAGGGAGTCGTCGCCCTTGAAGACGGATAGATCCAACCCGAAGTGATCCGCGTGGCAGAGCATGGTTGTGAGGTTGCTCCGAGCAGCTTCGTACTCTGTCCCGAAACTTCCGTTTAGCTCGGCCAGGGCGTTGTCGCACGCATCGTAACGCTCTGCACTGATGCGCCCCTGTTCGACCAGGGATTGTGTAGTGACCTTAGTCATTTGATGTGATTCGAAGGAGGCGCACCACGTTTAGGGCCGGTGCCGCCCATGCAGAGCAATGTACATCACTCAGCTCACCGTGTCAACCCCTGTGCAGAAATTTATCTGTACACGCTTGGCGGGGTACTATGTGTAACTTTTCATAGTTAAATTTCTTTTTCTATAAAAAGATTATCAACAAACCTGGACATACTTAACTACTTTTATCTTTTTCATCTGAGTCTTATGGGATCTCTTTGCGGAGATCCGTCTAGATCAGAGGATACCTTTCGATCTGGATACCTTTGCATCATGATTGTATCTGCCTGTGTATCTGTAGCTAAGCTGAGGTGTGTCAGACATTTCAGTAAAGATAATCTGACCGCAACGCATACCAGGCCACAGAGGGAAAGCACTAAACCCTTTAGCGTTCTTGAACTCGAGAGTCAGAACAGAGTCATTGAAGCCTGGGTCGATGTAGCCCGCCATCAGGTGCTCTAATCCTGCACGGGCGAGGGATGACTTAAGCGCAAACTGAGCACAGATAAAGTCTGGGATGTTAAAGACTTCCGCGCTTTGAGCCAGGATAAACTCGTTAGGAAGTAGTAGGTACGGATTAGATCTTGTGTGGTTTGAGATGTCTTTAGGTAGTAGACCGCCGTCTTCAACCTCTACAAAGATGTTTGTTCCGAGAGTTATATCCAGACTGGCCGGGTTAACCATCTTGGGATCGAACGGTTCGATCATTCCACCTTGGCAAAGAGCTGTGATCCGCCAGTCCGGAAGCACCATAAGAAGCAATAAGCTGACAGAGAGACTAACTCAGTTTGCTGTGAATTTCATCAAAGAGTGCGCGACCTTTCTCTGTTAGTTTCACAAACTTGATTCTTTGATCTGCGTGCCAGGGCTCCCGGCTGATGAGGCCCATACCGGGTTCACCCTTTTGAGTTTGTGAATCCAGGATGCTGCAGTTTCTACTAACGCTTGACTTTGGAATGTCTAGCTTCCTGGCAACGTCCGTCTGAAGGAGCCCCTCTTGAGACTCCCCTACGGCGAGAAAGATAAGTAATGTGGTACAAGATACTTCACGCGGATTGTACCTAGCAAAGGGTTCTATTGCTTGCGAGAGCATTCAGGTTTTAGTTGTAGTAATTTAACATCAAGATCATGTAGCTCAAGTAATGTCGCCGAGATCTCTTCTTTCATCGACTCAGAAGCCGACAGTGAGTTGAGCTCTTGTCGAACAACTAAAGCATTAAGGGCACGTCTGAGTGTAAGGATGTCCCTTAGCGTGAAGTTTACTTCTGGCATTGGTTTGGCTGAGTGTCAAGGTGTTGTCCTGCGTGATGCGCGTGGGCTGCCACAGAGCTAAAAGAAATAAGGCTGAGTGACACCAGAAGGAATTTGATGAGAGGTTTCATGAAGGTGAGTGCTCAGGTGAAGTTTACTTGGCTAGGTCCTCCAGGATTGGGATAAGTCGGTTTGCTAACTCACGAGCGTGCTTGCTTTTACTTCCTTTGACTACAGCGAGCAGCGTACTTGCATTTACATTTGTGTAAGTTATGTGCTTGCTGCTAATCTGTGAGTGCAAAACAATGGTGATTGGGGAAGTCACAAGCAGCTGTAGGTTTCGAGTTGAGTTTAGGGTTGGATCATCATTAGCAGGCAGGCCCGTAATAGAGTTTTCCGTTCGGGGCCACAGGGCATTGCATCGAATCAGTTTTAGCGACAGTGCCGCCTTTCATTACGGCGCTCAGAAGAACTGAGGCAGAGAAGATTAGAGCAAGAACTTGCAGCTTCTGATAGGTGGTGCGCATCATGACTGAACGATGAGTTTATATACGTTGAAGTGCTTGATCCACGTAACAAGTTTTACAGTTGCGTCAGTGTCTTCAAGGCCGATAGATCCGCTAGTGCCTCACTCTCCGTTGAGCTTGCCCCAGCGGGCGAGAACGGCGCGAAGGGCAAACACTTGGGCAGCGTCACCTTGTCTGTTTTCGCACTCGTAATACGATTTGCGGTACAGCTCTGCTAGCTCTTTGTCCGTAGGTTCTTCCAAGCTCGGCGGCTTTAGCCGGCGCGGCGATGAGGAACGAAGCGAAGGAAGAAAGGAGTAAGGAAGTAAGGAAGTAAGGAGCTTCATGGTTAGTTGAGAGATTGAGGAATCACATCCTCTAGTGGAATCAAGAGTTTAATTGTCCAAGCCCTGAAGTTATCACTTGTACGGTGTATCTGTACAAGTTGCCTTTCTTCTAAAGAGTGAACGGCTTTAAGGAAAACGTTTTGCCTGCTAGCTGTAACCTTACCGAGATAGCAAGGTTCTTCAGGATAACGCTGTTCATGTTGCGCCACTAAACGTAAAATGTTGCGTTGGTTGGTTCTGAGACTGAGAGAAGCCACGGTTGAGGAATGGTTGGTATGCTGGTTGTAGTGGTTAAGACCAGCCGTGGATCCTAATGCGTTCTTGAGCGATTACATGGTTGGTATGGATTCAGATGCTGTAGCGACGACACCTGAAGAAAGGTCTCGGCATCGTGAAGAAGCTCGCTTGATTTACGACATGATTCGTAAAGGCGAGATACCTAATCCAGGTGAAGGTACGATGAAACAGTTGATGGATCAGATTAGCGGTGTTGTAGTTAAAGGTGCTTAGTACATAGGAACGCGGCTAACAGTGTAATCCTGCTTGTCCTGCATAGGGATCACGTCGTTACCAGTAGTTAGAAACCACTCAAAATTAGTTTGTGACACACATGCGCCGCAGAACTCGCGCAAGATAACGCACAGGCGAGACTTAGTCGTATTGCTGCGCCAGCCACAGTTGTTGACTGTTACATCATCAGGAGTCACTGTGGCGATGAGGTTGTCATGCAGATAAACATTGCATCGGTCGATAATGCGGTCTTCGGAGTCCACAGGATGTGGGAAGTGAATACACTCAACGCGAGTGTTATCCAGGCTGAAGTGCTTGCGCTCGATAATTGCGCTGAGCATCTTCTTTTCGATGGTTCTCATGATTCAGTGGTGTAGTGGTTGATTACAGCTTCAAAGGAATTAGGTGAGGCAATCGGACTGAACTGGCGAACTTGGCTAAGCCATTGGTCTTTATGTACCCATGATTGTGCATCAGGTTCTGGGCCAGCTAGTTCATCTCTGAACGTGAGATCCCACGCTTTAGCTAATTTGATTGCTTCGTGCATGGAACCGTTGTATCTACCCGCAGTCATTCCTGACTCGATGTGAGTAATCGTCCAGATGCGTTTCTCGTTGCTAAGTTTGCCGCCGAAACCAACAACGGGCCGGTGGACAGCGAGGGCCTCTCCCATCCATTTAGTAGGAATCTTGAAAGCACCTTCGTTAGTGTTAATCGTCACCATCTTCATGATCTGCGATTGAAGCTTTGAGTTGGTCGATTGCTTTGATTAAATAGTGAGCACGAGATGATGTCATGCAATCTTCGAGAGAGCACTCTAGTTGATTGAGTGTTGCACGAGCATCGTCCACGGTTAGGAATGTGTCGATGGCGAAAGGTACGCCATACTCATCATCTACAACAAGTTGAATCATCAGATCATTCCGTGAGAGTCGATGTGAGCTTGAATCATGTCATCAGTAGGTTCCCACCCTTCGAGATACTCCAGCGCGGGAATGATGTTGTCTTCGATCTGCTCACATACATCGGCGGGCAGCATGTTGTCACGCTGCACGATTTGCTTAAAGCGAGCGAGCGAATGGTATGCGAGAGAGTGCCAATCCAAGGTGTAAAGATCGTAAGGGATGTGATTTAGCATGATGAGAAGTGATGACCGTAGAAAAGTTTTCGCGTGTTGTGTTAGTAAGTGATTGAGACTGTTGCGATCCCGTCAATAGGAACACCTAGACGGTGAGCAGCACCAGCTGACAAGTCGATCGAGTTACAATCACAACGATCTGTGATAGGTACAGTTAGCACACGTCCTTTGTGACTAACACGAACTTGTGTGCCACAAGGTAACCAAGGGTGAGCAGCTGACACACCCCAGTGCTGATACGTATGCCCACAATAAGTTTCTCTTGCGTGGTACCATTCGTGATAGACAGTTGCAGTTACTGGGCGAGCATTAACTGGATTGGTGAACATAATAGGGAACAACAGAAGCAATCGTTTCATGTGAGGTTGAAGTGATTGTGTGAGTTGGCCCCGCGCTAGCGGGTTAATCTTCAGGGTGATTCTGTTTGTCGATTAGGAAAAGAACTGCGTTCTGATAAGCCTCAACGGCGCTAAGACATTGAAGGAGTTGTTTGTGGATACGATGGTGAAGATTCTCATGGTTGACCACAAGTTGCTCGGCGTCATGAAGTAGTAGCCACAGATCATTAGTTAGTTGGTGTTCCTTGTCGAGATTAGTGGAGCGCTTCATGATTCCTTCCATGCTTTACAACAACGTGAGCTGATGTAGTAATCAGCTGAGTAGTCACAGATTCGATACTCGTGCAGCGTGGACTTAGCCTCCTTGTGAGACTCGAACTCGTCCACAGTTTCTAAGTAGTTGTGGTTGATTGAACGACGTTGGATGTAGTACATGATCAGTCCTCCCATTCGTTAGATGTAGTTAAGTTGTTGTCACGAGTGTGAGTAACTAAAGCCCACAGTTGTTCGATCTGTTCTGCATAAGAGCCAGGATTGTTGAATGAGTCTGGATTGTCACGCATAATTCTCATGCGGTCGTTACATAGAAGAAAGTGCAAGAGTTCGAGTTGTTCAGCGGAGACTGTGAGATCTACTTTGAGTTGCTTAAACATAGTCAGAACGTGATGGTTTGCTCAGTGTCAGAGAAAGTCTTGGTGCGTAGATACTCAAGCTGGGTTAGATCATGCTTTGCCCAATCGCCACCAGGATGATCTGGAGTTTCGCTAATCAGTTGCAGGAGATCCTGTTCGTATGCACGAATCATGCGACGCATGAAGTCACGATCTGCGTTGTAGTTAGTGATAGCCATGATGTTGTTGTGATTGTGTGAGTTGGCGCCGCGAAGCGGTTAGTCAAAGTCTTTGAGATCTACATCTACAGGGCGCTGGATAACTTTGTCGCCTGTATCTTCTACATGTGAGGTGATAACTATTCGGCCACACAGTGCGTTGTATGCAGCAGGACACTCACGCATTAAGTGTCTGCGCATCTCTTGCGACATGTAGTTGTTGAGTGTGTGCAAAAGTTGGTCTTTGTGGAAGTCTCGAATGTGGTTGTACATAATCAGTCCCAGAAGTTACCTAGACGAAACTCAGATACAAAGGCGTGGGCGATAGATTCTGCAGCCATGAATCGCTCGGGCTTGGGGAACATTTGATTCCATGCTGTAGACATAGAGCCATAACACAGTTTGTAATCCTTAGCAGCTGGCACAAGTAAATAACGCTCGATGTAAGCAACAGCCCGGTCGAGATTAAACGTACCTTGCTTGTAGAACTTAGATAGAGTCTTGCCTACATCGTTGTAGTGAACAGATGAGAAGTTGACTGCGTACACTTCTAGCTCACGTGCAGCAACTGTGTCGATTGTGTGAGTCATTGTTCAGATTTGCAGGGCGAATGTTTGGAAAGCATCAAGGAAGTTGTAGAAGTCTTCCTGTTCTATAGGATCGACATCACCAGACTGTGCGAGTCGATTAAGTGCGGCGAGAGTGAACTCAACCTCACGACGATTAACGAAGTTGAAGAGAGGAATGGGTTGCATGATCAATCAAGGTAGAGGCTTACGATACGTTCGTTGTATGCGTCACGATTCTTGTCATCGTCATACCAATCATCCATAGCTTGCATGTCAGCTTCATGCTGCAATCGTTGCGTAATGTTGTCTTGCTCCTGCTCAAGTAGCCGCATCGTTAAATACAACTCGTTCACAAGATCCCATTCCTGATTCTTGCGAGCGTTAAGTTGCCGCGTGGCTAGTACGTTGAGCTGATCAGTAAGCTCGTCTAAACGTGTTTGAATGTTCACTTGATACCTCCGTTGTTGATGAAGTCTTTGCACTCAGAAACTGAATCAAACCTAGCCACAAGGCTGACAAGATCTACAAAACCATCGGCAACTTGAAAGGGAACATACTTACCGACTCGATAGATTCTGTGTGCAGATGTAGAGTCAGTCGGTTCACTGATCTCGCCGACAAGTTCACCATCAAGGTGTACAAGTTCGCGATACCAACTGACATTGTTGGGGAAATGTGCAGGGGTGTAAGTGTAGTTCATGATCAAACAAGTTCGCGAAGGTGTGCAAAACCAGGCACATCGTGCGCCCAATCAGGTGAAGGAAGTGTACGCTTTAGATCACGATAGAGTGTAACTGTGCAGTCTACATGTTCAGCATTGTATGCAGCTTCCCGCCAAATGCCTGGCACAGCGAGATTGCCTAGGTAGCCTTCATCCCATGCAGCGATACGCTCACCGTCAACAACTAGAACATACAAACGGCGAGGGTTGCCGTTGTGATCATTGTGTGTGCAAAGGTGTTGGAAATACATGATCAAATTGCGATGGTGTTAGTTACAGTGATCAGGAAGAATAACGACCAACGACGACATCGTTGCCGCACAGTCTGACTAGCGTTCCTGTGAAATAAGAGTCGCTAGCGATAGCGTGCCAACCCTTAAACATACCGTCAGGGTTAGTGTTAGTCAGGAAGTCGCAGAGGTTGTAATACCAACCGCGATAGAGAAAGAATGAACAGTTATGGTCAAACTCTTCATCACCCATCCAGTCAAATTGGCGACGCAATTTGGCACGCTGAGGCTGCGAAAGTTCGCAGGGGTTGAACAGCGGACGTGGTTGATTGTTGGTCTTAATTGTCAGTTCAGTCATACGATGTACCTGTGAAACTGTTGTAAACGGTGAGGGTAGAGGCCCTCAGTGTGCACTGTAGCGCACAGGGAGAGCGTCGCACACAAACGCAGAAACGAAACTTTGCACCATGATCAAATGTGATCACGAATACACAGAAACCCACCCCTAAGTAGAGCCCGGTAGGTAATACCAGGCCCCACTAAAGAGTGATTTCGGGAAACTGACCCCAAATTAAAGTCAGTTATGGTGCACATAATGCGCACAAAAGCTATTAAATTGTGCCAAACCTGCAAACTTAAAAGCTTGCGGGCCTGACTGGCAGAGACGATGACCGTAGAAAGAACTCTACGGGCTCTGTCCAGCGTACCTGTGTGAGGGACAGATACTCTGGACACAGCATCCCTGCGTTTGAGAAAGTTAAATTGTGCCCGAGCTGGGTAGGACGGGCTATTGCGT